AGGTAGATCATATTGAACCAGCTGTAGACCCCGTAAAAGGTTGGCAAGGATTTGATGTGTTTATTGATAGAATGTTTTGTGAGAAGGAAGGCTTTCAAGTTTTATGTAAGCCGTGCCACAAGACAAAGACTAACGAAGAACGAAAGGCTAGAAAGAAATGAATGGTATTAAATATGACAACGGTAAGCCAGACTACACACTGCTGCCTCTTGATGCTTTAGAACAGGTAGTGGAGGTGCTGACGTTTGGTGCAGCTAAGTATGACCGACACAACTGGAAGAAGGTGGACAACCTACACCAACGCTACTCTGCTGCTGCTATTCGCCATATAGTGGCATACATGAAACATGAGGACATTGATGAAGAGAGTGGTTACAGTCATCTAGCACACGCTATCTGCTGTCTGATGTTTATGTTGCAGGAGGATGCAGATAACATCAATATTGATGATCATATTTATTCTCAACAAGACTATAATAAGGCTAAGCCTATCGTATTCTTTACAGGTGAGGCAGCATTTCATGGGACAACAGCAATAATACATGATGTAGTTAATCATCCTAAGCTAGGTAGACAATCTGTAGTTTACACTAGCAAAGTGTTGTCAGGAAATCTACATGTATTTGAAACACTTAATACAATTTATCAGAAGATTAGTTATACAGAAGATTTGGAGTGGTAACATGAGTAATAAAGTAAACTTAGTATGGGTAACACCAGACGCTGAACGTCTCATTGCTTATATGGCCCGTGTTAGTAACCCTGCCAATCAAGATAACCCAAACAGTGAGAAGCTGTTGCAATATCTGATTAGGGAAAAGCACTGGTCTCCATTTGAGATGGTGAATGTATGTATGGAGATTGAGACAACCAGAGACATTGCTCGTCAGATACTCAGACATAGGAGCTTTTCTTTTCAAGAATTTAGTCAACGTTATGCAGTGGCTAATGACTATGCCTTGTCAGAGGCGCGTTTGCAGGATGATAAGAACAGGCAGAACTCGCTGCCAACTGAGGACAGGGAGCTACAGCGGTGGTGGGACGAGATGCAACGCACCTTAATAGCACAGGTTAGGGGAGTCTATGGCGCAGCTCTTAACAACGGCATAGCTAAAGAGGTTGCTCGTAAGCTGCTGCCTGAAGGATTGACAATGAGTAGGATGTATATGAATGGTACACTGCGTAGCTGGATGCATTATGTTGATATTCGTTGTGATGCTGCTACACAGAAAGAGCACCGATATGTAGCAGATAAATGTAAGGCTGTGTTAGCTAAAGAGTTCCCATCGTTGTTTAAAGGAGACAGTAATGTCTAAGCAGTTTTATATAGAATGTATTGACAGTGATACCAACGAAACAACAGAGAACATAATGTTCTTTGCTGATACGGAAGAGTTTTCTGCTAGTGTTGTGGTAGAATTTATGTCCCAATGTTTTAATAAAGAAGAAGACTGATGTTTATTTTAAATCGAGAAGCGCTGAAGACAGTGGATGATGTGGTAGATGTGTTAGAGTTATTAGGTGTGGTCATCATGAATGACCACCCATTAGCTGAAACACATAAGCGGTTGCTGATGGAATACGTACCACCACCAGCAGAAGAATCCTGATATAACTACCTTTCCCTCTGTGGCAACTTCGGTTGCCTTTTCTTTCCCTACAACATAATACAATAATGAAAATTGATTACACACGAGATAGTTTGTTTGATGCTTTAGGACTACAACGTCTTAAAGAAAGCTATATGATGGACAATGAGACCAGCCCCCAAGAAAGGTTTGCCTATGTATCGGAAAAGTTTGCAAGTAGCCCTGAGCATGCTCAAAGACTTTATGACTATAGCAGTCAGCATTGGCTCAGTTATAGCACTCCTATTCTTTCTTATGGTCGTAGTAAGCGTGGACTTCCTATTAGCTGTTTCCTCAACTATATGGATGATAGTGCAGAGGGTTTGGTTGAAAATCTATCAGAGACGAACTGGCTAAGTATGTTGGGAGGCGGTGTTGGTGTGCATGTAGGCATACGCAACAGCGATGACAAGAGTGTAGGTGTTATGCCACACTTGAAAATCTATGACAGCAGTAGCTTGGCCTATCGTCAAGGACGTACAAGGCGTGGTAGCTACGCAGCTTTCTTAGACATTAGTCATCCTGACATCATTCAATTCATTGAGATGCGTAAGCCAACAGGTGATCAGAACCTACGCACATTAAACCTGCATCATGGTGTTAACATCACTGACAAGTTTATGCACCTTATTGAAGCATGTATGAAGGATGGTGATGTTGATGATACATGGGAACTAATCAATCCATCTAATGGTGAAGTGGTAGATACCATCTCGGCTAAGTATTTGTGGCAGAAGCTGTTAGAGTTGCGTATGCAAACAGGTGAACCTTACTTCGTCTTTATTGATGAAGCTAACCGACAGCTACCACAGCACTTGAAAGACAAAGGACTATCTATCAATGGTAGTAATTTATGTACGGAAATTTTTCTTCCAACAAGTAAAGAACGTACAGCTGTGTGTTGTCTGTCTTCACTAAACTTAGAATACTATGACAACTGGAAGAACCATCCACAGTTTATTAAGGATGTGTTAGAGATGTTGGACAATGTGTTGGAAGTGTTTATCAAGGATGCACCAGCTGGTGTCATTGACAGAGCTACACATTCAGCCATGATGGAGCGTAGTGTAGGCTTAGGAGCACTTGGCTTTCATGCATACCTACAGAAGAACACAATTCCTATGGAAGGTGTGATGGCTAAGATTATTAACAATGAAATATTTAAGCACATCAAAACACATGCTGATAAAGCGAATGAAGAACTGGCTACGGAACGTGGTAGTTGTCCTGATGCACTTTCTTCTGGGCTTCATAAGCGTTTTAGTCATACAATGGCTATTGCACCTAATGCAAGCAGTAGTTTAATCATGGGCAACACTAGTCCTTCTATTGAGCCTTACCGCGCTAACGTATTTAGACAAGACACTTTGAGTGGAGCACATGTATATAAGAACAGATTTCTACAGGATGAACTACAACGCCTTGGCATGGACGATGATGACACTTGGGCATCAATCATTGCCAATGATGGTAGTGTGCAGCACCTATCTATTAACGATACATTGAAGGCTTCGTTTAAGACAGCTATGGAGATTGACCAGCGTTGGTTGGTAGAGCTAGCTGGTGATAGACAGAAATATATTGATCAAGGTCAAAGCTTAAATCTGTTCTTTCCACCTGACACATCCATCAAGTATTTACATACCATTCACTTCTCGGCATGGAAGAATGGACTCAAGAGTTTGTACTACCTGCGTAGTGATAAAGTGCGTAAGGCTGATAAGGTTGGTGCCGCTGTAGAGCGCAGAGCTATTGAAGATAATATTGATTTATCTTCTGTAGTTAACGGTGATAGTTGTTTAGCCTGCGAATGAACTACGATAGAATTTAACAGGGTATAAAAGTATAACGAAATGCGAAGGTTAGTAAGACTATCTTTGGTACGGTGGTTAGAAATAATCACCTGCCTTCACATCATTGCCAACACATGGCGACATTGGTAACAAAGGAATAACTAATGAAAAAAGATTTAACACAAGAGCGTAGTAGCTTCAAACCATTTACTTACCCTTGGGCGTATGACGCTTGGTTACAGCATGAGCAGAGTCACTGGCTACATAGCGAAGTGTCTATGGGTGAGGATGTCAAAGACTACCAAAAGAAACTAAATAAAGAAGAGCGTGAATTTCTATCAAAGATATTGCGCTTCTTTGTGCAGGGTGACTTAGACATTGGTGATGGTTACTACACCCATTACATCCCTACGTTTAAGCAGCCTGAGGTAAGGATGATGATGAGTGGGTTTGCTGGACGTGAGGCGTTACATGTAGCAGCATATGCTCACCTCATTGAAACACTTGGCCTACCTGAATCAACCTACAACGAGTTTCTAGAGTACGGTGAGATGGTGGATAAGCATGAGTATATACAAGGCTTAGACGACAAGCCTATGGCTGAAAAGATTGCTACCATCTCTGCCTTTGGTGAAGGCATGCAATTGTTCTCAAGCTTTGTTATGTTGCTAAACTTTGCACGTAACGGCAAGCTAAAAGGGCTGGGTCAGATTATCGCTTGGAGTATTGTAGATGAGACGATGCATGCTGAGGGAATGATTAAAGTGTACAGGGAGTGGGTTAAACAAAATCCTAAAGACTCTAGCTCTGATGCTATTAAAACAATTGCTAATCAGATGGTAGATTTAGAGGATGCCTTTATTGATTTAGCTTTTAATATGTGTACATTTGACGGTCTTACAGCAAATGATGTTAAACAATACATTCGTTACATTGCTGATCGCCGCCTTATTAGTATGGGTATGAAAGGAATCTATAAGGTGAAGAAGAATCCTTTGCCTTGGGTTGATGGTATGCTTGGTGTTAGTCATACTAGTTTCTTTGAACAGAAGGTGACCGACTACAGCAAGGGGGCTACTAAAGGAGACTGGGCTGATGTATGGGGAAAAGCTGCTTAAGTGGGCTATAATGAAAGCGTATGTGTTGTAATGATATATACGTTTTTTCTTTAATTAACAATCAGGAAACTAATGGCTACTCGTAATAAGCGACAATCAGTTGATACAGCAACAACAGAGACAGCTTCCCCCCCACAGCAACAACGTCTTAAAATTAAACTAAATGACATCTCCTTGGTCAAGCCTAAGACAGCTAAGCAAAAAGAGTTCTTTGATCAGTACCAACAAGGCAGCTACTTCGGTGCTTTGTCAGGTGTTGCAGGTACAGGCAAGACATACATTGCTTTTTATAAAGCTCTACAGGAAGTGATGGATAATACCAACCCTTATAAGAAGCTGGTAATTATTCGTAGCTCAGTTCAAAGCAGAGAGATGGGACACTTGCCCGGTGATGCCGATGAAAAGATGGGTATGTTTACAGAGCCTTATAAACAAATTGCTGCTGATCTGTTTAAACGTAAGGACGCATGGGATAGGTTGGTAGAACAAAACTATGTTGAGTTTCTATCTACATCATTCATTCGAGGCACAACATTTAACAATGCCATTGTGTTGTTAGATGAGAGCCAAAACTGTACCATGCATGAGCTAGATACAATCATCACTCGCATTGGTCATACATCTAAATTCTTTTTATGTGGTGACTACAGGCAGGTTGATTTGAAGAAGAAAGATGATAAGAGTGGATTGTTAGATTTCTTATTTATTCTTCGTAGCATGAAGGAGTTTATTGAGATTGAGTTTGGCATTGAAGATATTGTACGTAGTAGCTTAGTAAAGAATTACATCATTGCTAAGACACGCTGGGAAGATAATAAGGAGAATAAATAATGTCTATTAGTTATGGACTACGACAAGGTATTGGTTTTGATATTGAGTATAGTAATAGCGTCTATCACGTTGTTGATACAGGAGATGATGAGGAAGAAATGATGGCCTTTGAAGGCATGATAATCAAACTACCTTTCTGTTACATCTACTATGGGGACTTCTATACATTGGAGGATGTTCACTAATGGTAGAAGTTATTATCACAGGAGATATGCTGATAGAGGCTAGAGACAAAGCAGCAGAGATGGGACAGCTACGTAACTCCATCACCAGAGGTGCAGGCAATATAGCTGGCTTCCTAGGTGAAGCTATAGCACAGAAGGTGATGGGTGGTACATTAGCTAACACATATGAATACGATTTAGTAATGGAGGATGGAACCACTGTAGATGTTAAAACAAAGCAAACTTCTGTGAAGCCTCTTGAAACTTATGAGTGTTCTATCGCTGCTCTTAATGATACTCAAGAGTGTGACTACTACGTCTTTGTTAGGGTGAAGAATGATTTCACTGTTGGATGGTATTTAGGAGTGTATAATAAACATCAGTATATTAGAGACAGTGTGTTTATGAAGAAGGGTGACAAAGACCCTAGTAATGGTTATGTGGTAAAATCAGATTGTCATAACCTAGCAATTTCACAACTTAAGGGAGACATTAATGCAGCCAAAGAGACAACATAATGGGGAACGTTCAGCACCTTTGAAGATTCAATATGGTCAAGGTGCTTATGCTTTTAGTAGGGGATGGTTGAGGAATCAATATGATCCTGATACTGTTCAAGGTAAAGAATGGCAGAGAGGTTTTGATGCTTCATTCTTTGATAACCAAGACAG